ATCTTATGTCGGCAGATGTTGCAAGAGGCGACGGCGCAGATAGTTCTACATTCCACATTCTAAAACTTGAAACAATGGAGATCATCGGAGAGTACATGGGCAAACCAACACCAGACCTCTATGCAAACATGCTAAATCAAGTTGGAAGAGAATTTGGAAATGCAATGATCGTTGTAGAAAACAACTCTATTGGCTATACTGTCATTGACAAACTTGTTGAGTATGGTTATCCAAACATTTACTATTCTATCAAGTCAACTCACGAATACATTGATCAGCATCTTGGAGAACAAAAGAATGGTGCAATTGCAGGATTCTCGACAACTTCGAAGACCAGACCTCTCATTGTAGCCAAGCTAGAAGAGTTTATCAGAAATAAACTAATTACAACATATTCTTCCCGGCTGTCAAATGAATTTGCAACTTTTATTTGGCACAACGGAAAACCACAAGCAATGAGGGGATACAATGATGATTTGGTGATGGCTCTTGCTATTTGTTGCTGGGTCAGAGATACAGCACTACAATCAAACGCAAGAGACTTGAATTACCAAAAAGCTTTTGTCGATGCTATCATAACTTCCAAGACAGTCATGAACACCCAGATAAAAGGTCAGATTGGCTACACAGGCGAGGATACAGCTAGTAAGATGTCAGAAGCACAAAACTTGTATTCTGAATACATGTGGATTATAAAGTGAGATAAAAATGGCACCACAAAACCCAAAACAAGGACAGAACCCAGCAAACAGAGACTCCCAGCTTTACAGGGCGTTGACTCGTTTGTTCTCTGGCCCGATCATCAACTATCGTTCTGAATCTGGACGTAAGATTCGCAGACAGCATCTAGATAAATATTCTACCCGATTCAAGTCTGCTTCTGGACAGCAGTTCAAAAAGCAATCTTACAATCCTCTCGATACCATTGCAGCAAACGCAATCGCAAACCAAAGACGTTCGGAGCGTTACATTGACTTCGATCAGATGGAGTACACACCTGAGATTGCTTCTTCATTAGACATCTATGCAGATGAAATGACAACCTTCTCTTCATTGACTCCAATGCTAAACATCAAGTGTCGCAATGATGAGATCAAAGCTGTTCTAAACATTCTTTATCACAATGTTATGAACATCGAGCATAATCTTTTTGGTTGGTGCCGCACAATGTGCAAGTATGGTGATTTCATTCTTTATCTCGACATTGATGACGAAGTCGGAATCAAATCCACAATTTCCTTACCACTACAGGAAGTTGAAAGACTTGAGGGTCTAGACGCAACAAATCCAAACTACATCCAGTATCAATGGAACTCTGCTGCCATGACATTCGAGAACTGGCAGATTGCTCACTTCCGTATCTTGGGTAATGACAAGTATTCTCCTTATGGAACTTCTGTTCTTGAGCCTGCTCGTCGCATTTGGCGACAGCTAACTCTAATGGAAGATTCTATGATGGCTTATCGTGTTGTTCGTTCTTCTGAACGTCGTGTTTTCAAGATTGATGTTGGTGCTATTCCACCACAAGATGTCGAACAATACATGCAGAAGATCGTTAGTCAGTTAAAGAGACACTCTGTTGTTGACAAGGATACAGGAAGAATCGATCTCCGTTATAATCCAATGTCTATCGAAGAAGATTATTTTATTCCTGTTCGTGCTGGTTCTGTTACAGACATTCAGAATCTTGCTGGTGGTTCAAACTCCACAGCAATTGACGATGTGAAGTATCTTCGTGATAAGCTATTTTCTGCTCTCAAGATTCCACAAGCTTATTTGACTATGGGTGAAGGAGCACAAGAAGATAAAACTACTTTGGCAACAAAGGACATTCGTTTTGCTCGTACTATCCAGAGACTACAGAGATCTGTACTTCACGAACTTGAGAAGGTAGGGATTATCCATCTCTATACTCTTGGTTATCGTGGCGATGATCTTTTGAACTTTAAGTTGTCCCTAAACAATCCTTCCAAGATTGCAGAGCTACAAGAGTTAGAACATTGGAAGACTAAATTTGATATTGCTGCCGCAGCAACAGAAGGTTACTTCTCTCGTCGTTGGGTTGCAGACAATATCTTTGGAATGTCTCACGAGGAGTTCTTGCGTTGTCAGCGTGAGCAATTCTATGATCGTAGGCACGACACCGCATTAGAATCTGTCGCAGAAGAAGCAGCAGCCGCAGAAGCCCCAGCAGCAGCCGGAGCACCCGGTGGTGGTCTAGACTTGGGTGGCGGAGCCGAAGGTGGTTTAGAAGCGCCAGCAGGGGGCGAAGGAGCGGCTCCAGACTTAGGTGGAGCGGAAGCAGGCGAAGCGGAAGCAGGAGGCGGTGAAGAGAGTCCGCTATTGGCGGCTCCTCCCGGCTCTAGACCTTCTCCTCGTTTGGCTCCCTCTATGGAGAAGAGAGCAAGAAGAGGACCAGCCTATAATACTCCCGGCTCAAAGGGCAAGGCTTATCAAAGAGTTGCTGTCAATAGAAAAGAAACAGCAGGTAGGGCAAAGAGTTATCTCGGCGCTGCACGACCAGAAACCAATACATTCAGAACCAATTTCCCCGGCGCTGCTGAACTAAGATCTCTATCAGTAGGCACTCTTGAGGAGCAAGACGCTATTTACTTGCAAGAGCAGGCAGAAGAACTAACTCTTCTAGAAGTCAATAGCTCTGTCAAGCTATTATTGGAATCATTGGGAACAAAGATTACGGAGAATGATAATGAAGAATAAGCACAACAAAAAGAGAAACACAGCATTTGTTTTTGAAGCCCTCACAAGAGAAGCAACAGTCGCAATCATCAAGGGAGATGTAGAACGGAAACAAAAAGTTGTTTCTATTGTCCGTAAGCATTTTGCAGATGATTCAATCTTAAGAAAAGACTTGGAGTGCTATCGTTCTCTATATGAGAACCAAGATCTAGATGAGAAGACTTCAAATAAGATTCTTGAGTCTGTCAAGGTTTCAAAAAGACTTATTGATCCAGAGGGTTTATTCAAACAACAGACAGAGCTTATTAATGATATCAACAAAGATCTAACTCCAGATACATTCAACAACTTTGTTCCAAACTATAAATCTCTTGCAACAATCGCAAAGATGTTTAACACCAACTCTCCAAAAGAGTCTGTTATTTTAGAATCAAAGATCATCAATGGCATGACCGGAAAACTTGAAGAACAAACTCTAGAGCCAATCGACAGTCTTACTTTCTCTACTTTCACAAAGAAGTTCAATGAGAAGTATGGTTCGTCTTTGCTAAAAGAACAAAAGCAACTTCTCAATTATTACATTTCTTCTTTCTCCGATGATGATCTAGAAACAAAGATCTTTGTCAATAATGAAGTTACGAGACTCAAAGAGTCTCTAAGAAAAGCTATCGAAGTAGAAGAGATTGCTAATGATTCCGAGATGATGAGAAAGACAAACAGTGTCATTCAGAAGTTAGAAACATTTCATAACTTCAACTCCCTTAACGAATCTGCTCTATTGACAATTCTAAAGACTCAAGAACTTGTGAAGGAAATCTATTCAAATGCCAGTCAAGATTAAGTTAGTACCAGTCCCAGAACCAATCAACATTACAATCAAGCCCAAGGGTCCACCACCAGTGGTAACTCTGGAGTTGGATGTTCGTAAGTCTTTGAACGGAGACTTGATGATCTTTGATCATGGCGACATTGACATTGTTCTCTCTGGCAAGACCAAGAAAGTCACAGCATTTCCAAAGCAGATGCAAACAGACTTCACCTATGGTGCTCAGAACAGATTATTCAATCATTTGGCTCGTAAGGGAATTGTTATTCCAGAATCTATCCAAGGTTCGTCTTTCTATGGCGCAATGGAAGCAAAACTTCAAGAACCACAAGACCAGAACCTTAATGCTGCCAAGTTTGCTCTTGTTAGTATTGAGAAGTTCATCAAAGAAGAAAAACCATACTATGAGCATGTCGAAGCAGACATTGCTGGATTTAAGGATGAAATGACAGATCCAGATAAGACTGATTCAACAGAGCTTGGAGAAGTCCCACAGAGAGATGAGCAAGGTTCTATCCGTAAGGGTTACATCCGAGATCCATACACATTCTCTTACATGTATACAATCTAGGATAAAACAATGGAACTCTTACTATTCATTTTGATGGCGTATGGACTAACACAGATTTTAGTCTATAGCGACATGCCATTGTTAAAAAAACTTCGTCCACCCAAGAATTCTTATATGGGTTATGGAAAAGTATTTCATTGTCCGATGTGCATGGGCTTTCATGTCGGCTGGTTTATGCTTTTACTTTCTCCTTGGACAGAACTATTTACCTTTGATACTACTATTGTAAATGCATTTTTGCTTGGCTGTCTTTCATCTGCAACATCTTATGTGTTGAACATGGTGTTTTCAGATGAAGGAATTTCACTCAAGCATAATTACAACTACAATGAACCACCATCGGAAACAGGAGAAGAATGATGAACAACTATCTACACGGAAAGTGGGGTCTACAACCAGTCCGTCATTGTTGTAAGGGTTCTTAGAACGCGCCGCTAGCGGCGGCATTTATTTTTATTAAAAAGGAAGAATTTAAAATGAAAATGTTAATGGAAAACTGGAAAAGATTTGTTAACGAAGAAGAAGGTGTTGTGAGCGAGGCAGGGCAACAGCGACTGGCTGGACTAACTACCGCCTATCAGATTTCGAAACTTAGCCCTGACTTTAAATTTCAAAAAAGACCCAGTAACGAAAGATTAAAGGTCGTTCAGGATATTCAAGACCCAAATAGGGGCTTGGTGTTTGATGGAGAAGAAATGATTGGGGAACTCGATCTAACTTCAAACCCTCAATGGCTTGATAGCATCGTAGTACACAGCCCCGGACTTGTAGATCAGACATTAGCATATAACCAAAGATAATAAAACAATGAAACTACTAAGAGAATATTATGAACTTTGCGAAGGTGGTGTCTGCCAAGACCTTCTAACAGAAGACGAAAAGAGATTCGTTTCTTCTGGTGGAATGATGTTGACAGGCAAACTACAGCAAGCAAACACAGAAAATGGTAATGGACGTATCTATCCTTACAATGTTTTGGTTAGAGAAGTCAAGAACTATGAGAAGTTGGTTAGAGAAAATAGAGCATTGGGCGAACTAGATCACCCAGATGATTCTGTTATCAATCTCAAGAATGCTTCCCATCTTGTTACTTCTATCTGGATGGAAGGTGATTCCGTTATGGGCAAAGTAAAAGTCCTTGACACTCCTTCTGGCAAGGTTCTAAAGTCTCTAGTAGAGTCAGGTGTCAAGCTCGGCATCTCTTCTCGCGGTATGGGTTCAGTCGAGAATAGAAACGGAAAGACAATCGTTCAAGATGATTTCCAATTAATCTGCTTTGATTTTGTTTCCGAACCATCAACACCAGAAGCCTTCATGGTCAAAGAGAGTAAAGAATACAAAACAAATGTGTTCTCCAAGGCTGATCGTATTAATAGATT